GATCTACGAGTGCTACTGCGAGCTAGATATTCCAGGATTTGAGCACAAATTCAACGGCAAGGTCTCAGGGCTCGCGGTTCCGTATCGGGTGACGATTGATCGCACTGACCGGCGTGCGCTCTCCGTGGTGCGCAACTACGCGAAGCCCGAGGATGACGAGTTACCAGTGGCCCGCAAGACGTTTGTGATGTGGCCGTTCGTGCCCGGCATCGGGTTTTTAGGCATCGGCCTGCTACATATCCTTGGCAACACCACAAATGCGGTCACGGCTGCGTGGCGATTGATGCTGGACAACGGCATGTTCGCTAACTTTCCGGGTTTCTTGACCGCGAAGGGCGCAAGCCGCCAAAACACGAACATATTCCGCATTCCGCCGGGCGGATCGGCGCAGATTGACACCGGCGGCCTGCCCATCGGTCAGTTTGCGATGCCGCTGCCCTACAACACCGCGCAAATGCCGCCGCTGATGACCCTCGTGGACAATATGGTGGAAACCGGCCGGCGAATTGGCGGCACGGCTGAGGTGCAAGTGGGCGAAGGGCGCGCAGATGTGCCCGTGGGCACCACAATGGCCATGATTGACCAAGCCATCAAGGTCATGAACGCGGTTCACAAGCGCATGCACGCCGCGCAGTCGGAAGAACTGCAGTTGCTAAAGGAATTAATCCGCGACGATGTGGATGCGTTCTTAAAAGCGATGGCCGGCAAGCCACGCCCTGGCAAAATGCCGATCAACAAGCAACAGTTGATTGACGCGCTCAACAATTGTGAGCTGGTGCCGCAGGCCGATCCCAATACCTCGTCCAGCGGACAGCGGCTGATGAAAATCATGGGGCTGATTCAGCTTCAGCAGAATTCTCCGACGCTCTACGACCCGATCGCGATCAACAAGGCAGCGCTGGTCGCCATGGGCTGGGGCAATCCGCAAGAATTCATGGTGCCGCCCGCCGCCCAAGCCGCCCCGCCGCCGCAGCTCATCCAAGCGCAGCAGGAGATGCAGAACAAGACCAAGGAAGCGGACGCCAAGACCATGGATGCGCAGGCCAAGATGGTCACGGCCAAAGCGGTAGAGATGAAGCACGCCGCCGAGGCCGGTCAGCCGACGGGGCTGCAGCCGCCTGAACCGCCACCCGACGAGACGGAGATGGCGGCAGCAAAGGCGAAGCTCATGGACGCGCACACCAATGAGATGCGGGCCAAGATTGAGGCCGAGAAGATGATGATTGACCAGCACAAGACGCGCATTGAGGACGAGAACCGCGACAAGGACCGGGTCGCCAAGGAGCGCGAGGCCGCGATTGCGCTCGCAGGCGATGTCATCAGGGCACCGTCCAAGGGCGAATCGGGCGCGCAAGTGGATGTGACCAAGTCGGGGCAGAAGGCCAACAAGATCATCAAAGACGTTGACAAGAGCGTTTGACGCAGTGCAGCATATGAGGTAACTATGAGCGACGCAGCCACCTACCGTGAAGCCTCCAAGGCCAAGATCAAGCGCATGCTTGCCGACCCGCAGACGCCGGTGGACGCATCGGGTTTCACGCAGCCTGGGCCAGAACTCGGCATGATTCAAACCGGTGAGCGCCCCGTGACGCGCGCTAGGTTTCGCGCAGGCGGCTCAGTCACTGGCGGCAAAACCACGGCGCGCGTGGATCGCAAGCCTCGAGCGAGCGGCGGCATGACCGCGACCGAGTACCTCAATCGCGACGTGCGCGAGGCCAACGAGTCACGCGCCGGCATGAAAAACAACGGCGGTTTCAAGTACGGCGGCGCTGCTAAGGACGGTCGTGCCCGCGCGCACAAGTTCATGGGCGGCCCGATGCAGGGCGGTGCGAATCCGTATATGACGGCGCCCGTGGCGATGAAGCCGGGGTATGCAAGCGGCGGCAAAGTCCACGCCGACGCCGCCGAAGACAAGAAGCTGATCAAGTCAGAGATGGCCAAGCACGAGGCTGGGTGCAAGTGCGCAAAGTGCTATGGGGGCCGCGCTGGCAAGGCGGAAGGTGGCGGCATTCCATCCACGACTCACAAGTACGATGAGTCTGGAAAAATGATTCCGCCGAAGGAATATCACATTTACGACAATCATTCCGGCTCCGTAGTCGGAAAGGCGACTACGCTGAAAGGCGCAAGACGCGCCGCCGATCGTCGCGATACTGCATATGGTGGCGTCAAGCACTCTGCTGTGCCGGTGTACGCACGCGGCGGCGCTATACCCGACGGCACGCGCCCAAAAGGCGGCCGTATTGCCCGCGCGAAGGGCGGCAAAGCCATGAATGTCAACATCATCATCGCGCCTCCGAAGCCCGCTATGGGAATGCCGCCTCCCGGCATGGCCGCGCCGCCGAAGGGCATCCCGGCTCCTCCTCCCGCTGCGATGGCACCGCAGGCTGGCGCACCCGCGCCGATGGCACCGGCTGGCGGCGCTGCGCCGATGATGGGGCGCAAGGATGGTGGACGTGCGTATCCGCTCAAAGATGGATCTGGCGGCGGCAAGGGCAGGCTGCAAAAGATTAAGGCGTACGGGTGACTTTTGACGATGCGCTCATCAAGCGCGTAAACGAAGAGATGTCCCGCCTAAGCGACCACGTGCTACTCGGCAACATGGAGTTGCGCCACTACGACCGCGCCATCGGCGGAATTCATGCGCTGCGGTTGGTGATAGAAGAATTCATACCCGAAGTTCGCAAAATTCTCAACGAGAGGTAGCATGCGCGCAGCAAACTTGAGTACCGTGGCGCCAAAAGCGTACACCACGACAACTGATCCCGATCGTCACGAGATCTTGCAAAAGCTGGGCGACCTCAGCCGTGTAGAAATCGCCAACAACGAAGTTCTTCTTGCAATCTACATCCGCTCCAACCGTAGCCCCAGCGGCATTTACCTTACAGATAAAACTGTCAAGGAAGATGAATATCAGGGCAAGGTGGGGTTGGTCGTCAAGATCGGGCCGGCGTGCAAATTCGTGCGCACCAATGCGGAGGGCATCACGTACGGCCTAGACATCCGCCTGCACGATTGGGTCGTGGTGCGGCCGTCTGATACTTGGGCGCTAGACATCAACGCGGATGCGACTGAACTTGATCGCGGCAAGTTCGTCAAGTGCCGACTGGCGTATGACGACATGATTCGGATGCGCGTGCCGTCGCCGGGAATCGTATGGTAGACCCCGCCGACGACACCACGATTGATCTGCCGCTTGAGACGCCGGAGGCCACTACTACAGTGGTTGAGGCCGCGCCTGAGCCCACGCCCAAACCGGCTGCAATCCTAGAACCCGAGGTAGGGCTTGAGAAACTCAAGAAGCAACTTGACGACGAAAAGCGCGCCGCCAAGGAAGCAACCGCACGCGCCACTGCTGCGGAGGCAGATGCCGCCGCCGCGCGAAATGCCGAGACTGCCGCACGTACCGAAGCCCAAACCAGTAACCTTCATGCCGTAAATGCAGCGATCTCCGCCGTCACGCAGGCCATGGATGCCGCAGAGGCTGCGTATGCCGAAGCCCTTAGCGTGGGCGACCACGGCCGGGCCGCGAAACTCAATCGCGAGATGAATCAGAACGCGGCGCGTCTCTCCAAGCTTGAGGACAACAAGACGGCGATTGAGACCGCGCCGAAACCCACTCCCAGGCCGACGAGCGCGCCCACTAACGACGTTGAGCGCATCGCGTCGCAGCTCAGCCCGCGATCGGCGTCGTGGGTTCGCGCGCATCCTGAGTACGCGTCAGGTGCCAAATACAACGAAATGGTCGCGGCTCACAACCTCGCGCTCGCACGCGGCAAGACGGTGGAGTCGGATGAGTATTTCGCAACGATTGAGCGGATTCTTGACCTAAACGCCCCGCCAGTGGCTCCCGCTGAGGCTGCAGCGGCAATTGACACCGCCCCTCAGCAAGCTACGGGCGGTCGTAACAGTGCACCCGCACCCGCAGCCGCGCCCGTCTCTCGAGGCGGCACCGGTAACGGCTCAAAGCCACGCACGATGACGCTTACCAAAGACATGCGTGAGATGGCCTCTATGATGGGCATGACCGACCAAGACTACGCCAAGTACCGACAGCAACTTATTGACGAAGGGGCGATTCACTAATGGGTAATCATACCAACCACGGCTCCGGCTCTAACATCCCGCAGCAGTCACCGCTTGCGAACCCCTCGCTGAACCCAAACCGGCCCGTTGTGGCGGCCGACGATCCGCGCGCCCGCGCCGCCGCTAGGACTGCTGCGCTCAAGGACCATTGGGACGGCACGCCACCCGATGAGACGGACAAATTCTATATTGATCCCGCCATCATTCCCGACGGCTGGGAATATCAGTGGAAGACGTGGACGGTGCTAGGCGCTGAGAACCCGTCTTACCAAGTTGCGCTTCGACATCGCGGTTGGGATTTCGTGCCGGCGACGCGTCACCCTGAAATGATGCCTAGCGGCTGGCACGGTAACACCATTGAACGCGACGGAATGCGTCTTATGGAACAGCCGAAGGAAATTGCCGACGAGTCGCGAGCACTGGATCTGCGCCGGGCACGTAATCAGGTGGGTCAAAAGGAAGCGCAGATTCACGGCACTGACGCGGGCCAATTTGAGCGCACCAAGCCCACCATCAACCGCACTTATGAACATATTCCTATCCCTAAGTAAATAGGTGTTGACGCCGTATTGATGTAGGCGTATACCTACAAACCGTGT